CTAAGCACCTTTGCGAATTTTGCTGTCTTTTAGTTCCCGAACTTCCTGCTGCAGGATAGCCACTTCGCCCTCAAGAACTTTAAGGCGTATTTCATTAACCCGGTTTTGAGTTTCCTGTGTTGACCGCACATCCCGGATATCGCCTTTTAACTGGAAGTAAGTTGTCATCACAGAAACAACAATACTTATCGTGCTGATAATAGTAACGGTGATGTTTTTGAGGGTAATCCCCCTGATTTCACGTTGATCGAGTGTTGTCATAACTGGTTGAATTAATTATTTTTCCGAAGCTGTAGTATCGGGTTCGGATTGTTTTACTGCAAGCTGGGCAATTGCCCCCATAGTTGTGCCCACAGCAGCTATTATGCCTGTAACGGCAACCGGAATGATGCCAACTCCGGTGAGTGAAACCGAAATAGCCACAAGGCCCGCGCCTAAAATTTGAACTTTTTTAAAAAATGAGGGCGTATCACTGGTGATACGCTCCCAGAACGAATATTTCTTTTCCATGATTGGGGTAGTTTAAACAGCCTTAGTTTTAGAATAGGTTATGAGGGGAATGGGGTTATTTAAGGATAAAAGGTAGCTTTACGCTTCAAAAATTACCTATCAAACGCGTTCTTAAAGGGTTTTTTAAATTCCTTCTGTGAATTTAAAAAGACATTAAAACGATTAAATAGTATTTACAAAGTAAGTTTATGTGTTGCTTTAGCTAAGTGGCCAGCATCGTTAGGGTGCAAGCCATCTGGTCTCAACAACGATGCGCCACCATTATTTTTCATATAGGCATAACTATCGTCGAATACAACGCCGGTTTCTAGGCAAGCTTGGTTTGCCGCCAATACATGCGCTTCATGCCGTGTTAAATCAGCGGCTATAGTTACACCATATAGCCCAACATACCCGTCTCTGCCAGACTGTTCATAATATGAGGGGCTTTCAACGATAATATCTCTTAAAGGCCAGTTCTTTGAAATGGCAATTGAAATTACTTCTTTTAGCTGTTGTTTATAATTGGCTGCGGTGAAGTTTACCAGATTTAGTCCTACATCATTAGTTCCGTATGATATAAATAATTTACCATATCCTATAATATAAGTAGGTATTAGCTGACTGGCCGCGTCCCTGAAATTTGGCGCACCCGTGGGGTTCAAGGGAGTTGAATTTTGTAAAGGACTACCGCTTACTCCATGATTTTCTTCAATATCGCCCTTTGCAGCACAATATAAAGCAGACCAACGGTGCGCGTCATTAGATGCACCAACGCCCATCGTAATGCTATCACCAAAAAAAACATGAATTTTTTGGCCCTTTAAATTTAATATGTGTTTTAATATACTCATCGTGAAATTGCTGCAAATAAGGTTGACATAGCTGTATCTAATATAGCTGCTTGTGTTGTTGTTAAGCCTTTGCCGACAGATATAAACCCTAATTCTTGTGGTGAAAACGAATCAACCGTACCTCCATCGATACTTGCGAAAGCCGATAGTTGTACACTATTGGTGCCTATGCTTGTGTTGAAAGCAGTACTTGCAATAGTTGCGCCATTTCGCAAAATAAAGGCATTCGGACTTATATTGCTTGCGATAAAACGGCCATTTGTATCGATAGTAGTAGGTGTAAAAGTTACGCCACCTATACTAAAATAGCTGGTGTAGCCAGACGAGGCGGGATTCACGCTTAAATAGTTCTCTCCGGCACCCCGAACGCCGATAGCATCATGCCCAGCACCACTGCCCCCAGCTTCGTTAAGGCGAAGATAACCGGCAATGTGTATCGACTGCATGTTGCCTATGGGAATAGCGGTGCCGCCCGGGTCTGGGCTAATACCCAAATCCATATGTCCGGTTGAGCCGTCACCCTTTGAGCCGGTAGCCGAATGAGTAATAGTGCCGTGAATAACACCATCTGATACTCCCTTAAAACCTAAAACATTTGTGGCGGCCGTGCCTCCTTCAAACATCCATGCCTCTGTTATGAGATTATAAATACCATTTTGTTTCATGGTATCCCAAAATGCCTGATATGCAGCCCTGCGCGGACTTGAAATACTGTAGCCTGCTATAGATAAGCGCGCCACCCATGCCGCAACTTCAGTATTTGCATCAGGCAATATAATCTCTCCATTTTGGGTTATGGCGGTATTAAAGGAAATGCCGTCATAAAAGAATACTAAAAGATTAACGGTACCAACGCCGTTATTATAGGCAGATGATGAAGCTAATATTTTAAATGCTGATATGTCTGGGATATTAGTGCCATCCGAAATTATCCTCTGCACCGCCCCACACCCCGCAACCGCACCAACAGTATTGGGTGTTATTACTAGAGCGCCGTTCATGGTATGATAGCCAACCACGGTAAGCATATTATTAAAAGGAATACTATTAGTATCTGCAATACTAACGGGTAATGAGCCGCTACCGCCGCCAGATGGTGTTACCCAGGTGGTGTCTTGATCTGTGTTGCTGGCTTTGGTTAGTACCTGCCCTGTTGTTCCACCGTCGGGTACATTGCCGCCTGTGGCTGGTAATTGCGCTAATGGAACCTTCCCCGTGCCGTCTAATGCTGCATAGCCATTGGCTGTACCTTTGTTGGCGGCGTTTTCGGGGGTAAAGCCTAAAGGTTCCTGTTTGGTGTTCGCCTTTGAGGCAATATCGTTAATTTCTGCGGCGGTTAAGGTATCGCCGGTGTTTTTGGTTGCAACTGTGTTGTTTGCCATGTCTTTAGCTTAATATTAGGGGTAATGTGTAAGTAAATCTTTCGCCCTCTGCAGGCAGTTTATAGCGTAGTTCGCCTGTGCCGGTTTTGTACAATGTATAAGCCGTCAATCCTGCTGTTGTCGCTGCTGCCTCATCTGCACAAACCGGGGCAGTTGATATAAATGCCCGCATATCAAAGCTGCCTGCCAGCGCATCTATCTGCCCCTGCAATTCCTCGTCCGCCGCACTTCTCAACTCAGCCTCGTTAGCTATGGCTTCGGCATCTGTGTTATCCAGCGAAAATCCGGCCGGCCAAACACCGGCTGTCTTTGGGCCGAAGAAGGTGTAGGTTGCGGTGTTAATGTAATAGTCGCCATTGGTACCGGTATACAAATTGGATGGGTTGGTGATGCCGCTTAAAATAGTTTTGCCATTGGCACCGGCGGGGCCGGTAGCGCCTTGCGGACCGGCAACCCCGGCAGGGCCCGTTTGCATGGAAAATACCTGCGCCCAGGCGCCTGCCGATTTTTTGTAGAAGATGCCTGTGAGCGTGTTTATATAGGTATCGCCATTTTTGCCGGTGGCGGTTGCCGGGATGCTGGTGCCGTACAAAACAGTACCGTCGGCTGCATTTCCGGTGGGGAAGGTGTAAACCACTGCCCAGGTGCCTGCTATTTTTTGTGCCATGGTACCCGCGGCAGTGTTAATAAAAACGTCGCCATTTTTGCCCGATATATTGGCAGGCAGGGTAGTGCCGAAGGAGATGGCCGCGCCTACGGTTAACCCGGCGCCGATAAACTCCAGCAGGGTGCTGAATGCAAACTGGTAATCGGTGCCGTTTTTTACCAGGATGGAGCTGTCGGACGCGGCGATGGCGGATGCTGCCGGCAGGTCGGTTATTTTTTTGTCGATTGCCATCAGTTTAAAAATTCGGTAATGGTTAAATTGTAATTGTTGTAGCTGCCAGGGTAGTTAAAGTCATTTTTATCCACACCCCTTATCCGGGGGCCTGCCTGCCTGCTGGTTTTGTTTTTGGCATTATATCGCCATAGCGGGAAGTCGGCCTTGTTGTCCCACAAAAACTTTTCAATGTCGTTGGCGTAAGCGTTGGCAATGCTGCGTTGCTGCTGTACCAGTTTTACCACTTCGGGCGATGTAAGCGCATCGCCGTTTTCATGGCGTTTAATTACCGGGCCGGTTGCTGTATAGTGCACCGCATCGTTTTCAATAAAGCGGGCGAAGGTGAAGTAAACCATAGTAGGGGCCAGGCCTTCGTACAATACAATATGGCCGTAATCGTCAAGGTACTCGGTGCCATTCAACAGGTCTTTGTAGGGTTGCGGGGCATCATCCTGTAAGGTGCCATCTTCATTAAAATGGTTTAAAAAATCATAGTACAAGGCATGCCCCAAAAAAGGTTTTAAATCCAGTTCCTGCGCTTTTTTGACGAATACCTTCAGGCGTTCGGGTTTTATATTTACAGTAATATCCTCGTATTGCTGAAATGTGGTTTGATTGATGAGATAGATCATAGTAGCCCCCTCTAAATCTCCCCCTGAAGGGGGAGACTTTTTGATTATGTTAATGGATAAGTTAATTGTAACCGCCCTCTAAATCTCCCCCGTTAGGGGAGACTTTGGCCGATGGATTAATAGTTGTTTTTAACTCCTCCCTTCACGGGTGTCCGGGAGAAATAAAAAAAGCGGCGGGGTGTGCGATTCCTTCCTTGGGGAAGGAGGAGGTAGGGGTTAAATCAGGCGTTCAAGCCACTTTGCAACTCTCCGCTCGTGTAAACCCCTCCCTGCCTTTGGGCTCATTTCCGACCGCACCCCTCCCGTGGGGAGGGACTAAAAAGTCTTCCGAACACATATGGTCCTTCCTCGGGGAGGATTTAGGAGGGGCTGACTGCTATTTACACATCGCCTCCGCCTCGGCCTGTTTAAAGCCATAGGCATAAACCAGGGTAGCTATTTTATTTTGCAACGGGATGGCAGATGCAAGCAGATCGTTGATAGCATTACCCGCTTTAATCCCAGGGCTATCGTCGGCGGCTATGGCAGGCACTGGTGTAATAGCCCAATTACCGGCCGGATTGATATTGGTATAAAAATGACTGAATACTTCGGCAAGGGTTTCAGCAAGCTCCAGCCTGTCGGGCGCGGTATTATCGTTAAATTCGATGATGGCCTGTTTCTTTTCGCCGCCGTTGCTTAAGCCAGATGATTTGTCGGGATTAACCAGTTCCTTGGGTACTGAAAATCCTTTGATGATGCGGGCTTCAACAGATCGTTCGGTTGTTTCAAAAAGCTTATCGTTATTCTGGATAGGATAGGCCTTAAACTCCGGTTTTGAGTTTTCATCCTCATATTCTATAACAATAATTTTTTGAGCGCTTTTCGTTCCCTGGAAAGCACCTAAATCCTGTTCCAGCTGCGAGGGGGTATTTATTCCGGCAAATTCGTCAGCATCAGGCCTGCTGTTATCGGCCTCTTCGCGGCGCGATTTCATGAACAACATGGTTGACGGCAAAAAGCCCGTGGTAACCTCGCGGTTGTTAAAAATCTTGATACCGGCTTCGGTTTCAAAATCCTCCCAAACAGAATCTGCTTCTATCAGGGGGTAATCATCAATCTCGGGATTAAAATAAAGCAGCTGCCCTTTGTATTTATCCCACCCGCCGGCATCGTCAACCTGTTGCCGCACAACCGCGGGGTCGGGGTCATATTTATCTAAGAATATAACCTTGCTGCGCATAATGTTTTTCCAGGTTTTGCGGCCCCAATCGTTATAAATGGCAAACTTGTTGGCCGTTTCGGGGCAATCGGTATCGCCCATGCGGATGTCTTCGAACTTGATGTAATTAACCGAAGCTATTTTAAAGTTGGCATTGTAATTTACATGGATGCCGAAGCCGGTAAAAAGGGCTTTATCTGTTGCCAGCGCTTTCAAAAGCTTAGCCATGGTCAATCCTTTGGGATTGATGATCTGCTTGCCTAAACCAGTGGCTTCAAACCCATTACCGCCTATAAATTTGGTCCTTTTGTTCCAGCAATCCTTAGCCGTTGGCGATCCGGCAACCAGTTCCAGCATCCGCTGCGGGTAAGCGTTATCCAGGTCGTAATTTAGTATCCCGTAGGTTTGGTTGGGCCTTACCAATATTCTTCGCTCAATTTGCGGTAAGTAGGTTTTCATTTTAATTATTGAATGAGTGAGTTATTGAATTATTGATTGATAAGGGGGGGTAATTAGTGAGTTATTGAATGAGTGAATTAGTGATTGATAAGGGAGGGTGAATGGAGTGCTCGGATTTATAATCAGTCATAATTCAATGAATCACTAATTCACTAACTCGCCAATTCACTAATTAAGCCGCCAACAGCGCCTCGATTGCCGCAATAGTGCTGGTGTAAGTGGCCGAACCTGATTCGGGTGCGATGGAGATGGCGCGGGGAGGGTAGGGCTCTTTTAACTTATCGGGATTGGTTAATTTTAGTTTGTAGCCACCATCCAGGGTTTCGTCGGCCGCGTTACGTTCGGCGTCTGTCAGGATCAATCCGTTCACGGCGCCAAAAAGTTCGATTGCCGAATCGCTCGATTTGTAGTTGTTAACGGCTATGGCGCGTAACCGGCCGTAGCCCATTGCCATCAGCTGGCCTTTAATATCAACCGATAAACCGGCAATATTAAAATCTATCTCTTCGGTATAACGTGGCCCCACCTGTGTTTTGGTGAGCTTGCTCATGGTGTTAAAGCTATTGTTGGTACCCTCAAACTTGTAAATTTTAGCGCTGCCTACCGCTGCAAGGCCGGTAATGATTAATGGATTGGTAACATCGTAAGTAAGGGTGATATCATCCTGGTTAAAAATGTAAATAACATCCTCTATCCCCGATGTTACAGGCTCATCTGTACCCAGTTTAAAGCCCGCGTTTATTTTATTGTAAATTGACATGTGTTTAGTTAGTTGATTAAGTGAATGGTTGGTTAAGTGAGTGGTTGATTGAGTTGATTAAGTTGGATTTAGTTGATCGATGAACCGACATAGTATCAGTTTAAGGTTATTTAATAAGGTAAAGTTTTCAAACCATTCTCCTAATCAACCCAATCAACCCAATCAACCACTCACTACTATTACGCAGACAGGTAAAACAGCTCGTTGGCAAATTTGAAGTTTACGGCTGCTTTCATGCGGGCTTTCATGCGTACTACGTTATCGTTGGTGTAGGGCTTCATGTAAACGGTTGAAAGTTCGGAAGCATCGCCCAGTAAATCGACCCCTAAAAATAGGTTTGATGAGCGGGCGCCAAGGATGGTATTGGCCTGCCAGTGGTTCATGATCTGTAATGGGATTCCCAGATAATCCATCTTTTTCATATCCGTAAAGGCGTTGATAACGTTTAGCGCCTTGTTGGCCTGTGCCTGTGCGTAGGCATAACCTACGTGTAACGGAATTTGCAGGTTAAAGTCTTCCTGGATCCGGTCGGCGGGATCAAGCTGGGCGTAAACGCTGCCTAAAACCTGCAGTACATTGCTTACGTTGATGTAGCTGATAGTTGCCGCAGATGAGGTATTCAGGAAGGTTGCCGGTTTGCGGCTGTTAACCTCGTTGTAGTTGCGTACCAGCCTAAACGTGGTTGACGTTAATACCTGGATAAAGTACGATTGGCCTGTTAAGTCAATGCCTGCGCCGCCGTTGGTGGTATCCTTGCTGGTACCTGTAACCTGGGTAATGGTTACTACATCGCCATCGGCTAAGGTTGAGGTATCGGCTACGCTAACCACGCCTAAAGCACTGATAGCTGTAGCGCTCATAGATGTTGTTGGTTTGCCCAGGCCTACTTTGTAGACGCCCGATGCCGCTGCAATGGTTGGCAGTAAGCCGGCGAATGGGGCGCTAAACGTTGCTTCTTTAGTTGATCCTTTACCTAACCAATACAGCCGCTCGTTTGCTACCTGAATTTTGGTTAAGTAGCGCTGCACCATAAAGTCGGATAAGTCTACAATGCCTTCGTAATCCATAAAGGCGCCGGGTTTTAGGGATTGGGCCTCCCAGCTTTGGGCCAGCTTGTCCCATTGTTCCTGCTTCATAAATTCGTAAACTACAGGGTCAAGGTAGCTTTCGGTTTGCATGGTGGTTGTACCCTGGTCGTGGAAAATGCCCGAGGGATCCTGCAGTACCACGTCGTCGTCCACATCAAGTATTATTTTGCGGGCTTTAACGTCGTTAATAACGGTGAGCAGTCCACGCTTTACTGAATCGGCTTCCAGCAGCGTGCTTGCCATGAACCCGGCCAGCGCTTCGCCGGCATAGGTGTTGTTGGTGAATGTAAATTGAGCCATGTTTTTGTTTTGGAGTATTATTTAATGATTTGGTTTGCAGTTTGCCGTGGGCAGTTTGCAGTTGGTTTTGTAGTTATTGTTCCCGGCTGCAAACTGCAAACCGATAACTGCAAACTCATTTCCCTACCGCCCTTTTCACCGCATTCTTAGCCAACTCGCTTTGCGGGGCGAAGAAGGGAGTGTTTTCGGTTTTTGCTTTGTTGCTGCGTTTGGAGCTTTCGGGGCTGTAGGTTGATTTTATTTCGTTTTTAACTTCGGTGCGGGTTTTTTGCAGGCGGTTGCTTGCTTCTTCAAGTGCTGTGCGGGCTTCGGTTAATAGTGCATTTTGGGCATGTAACCTGGCTTTTAGTTGTTGCAGGCGGTTTTGAATTTCGGTAGCTTTTTTTGCCGGGGTAAGTTTGCTTGTTGGTACATCATCGTCCTCATCTTCGGCCTCGGGGTCGGCTTCGGGCGCGGGGGCTACTTTTTGCACCAGGCCTTCTTTAACGTCAATCTTTTTACCTTCGGCAGTGGTGTAGGTGTCGGTTGCTGCCGGGGCGCTCATGTCTTCGTCGTTGTACACTTCGGCGCCTTCGGCCAGTTCGCCGGCGTGGTGAAGCGTGCCTTTGTCGGTAATGGTTTGCTTGTTTACCACTTTTTTGAAGAAGTTCATAATCTTATCCAAAACCGACGTGGTTTTCTCGATAAGTTCTTTGTTTTCGATGTTCATGTTGTTTTTATTGTTTAAGATTTTGTTAATGCATCGCTGGTAAACCGCGGGGGCGGTGCTGGTGTATTTTTTAATGAGGGCACTGTTGGTAATATCCAGGCTATAATCCTCTACCTGGTCAATAAAGCCCATGTCCAGGGCCTGGTCGGCAGTCATCCAGGTGACGGAGTTTATTAAACTGTTTACTGTTACTCCGTCCAACCCGGACTTGTCCATGTAGATTTGCGCCAGGCGCGATTGTACTACATTCAACATCTGCACATCTTTTAAAAGTTCATCGGCGTTACCGCCGCTGCCAACCATTGGTTTGTGAATCATGAGCAAGGCATATTTGCTCATGATAATGGTTTTACCACCCATAGCCACTATAGAGGCAGCCGAGGCGGCAAGGGCATCAATGTAGGTAGTTACATTGCCCTGATATTTTTTAAGCAGATCATATATGGCAATGGCATCAAACGCGCTGCCGCCTACCGAGCTGATGTGCACTTCCAGGTCCTGCCCGGCGGCTTCCTGCAGCTGCGTTTGTATGTATGCCGATGATAAACTGCCCGACCCAATGCAATCGGTTTCGGTATCGTATAAGTAGATTTTGTAGCTCATCTTTTTTAGATTTGAGATGTTAGATATGAGATTTTTTTGTCCGGAAGTCCGGTAAGTCGGAAAGTCCGGAAGTTTTGTTTGGCTCAGATCAGCCCGTATTTGTCAATATAGCCGATGATGTTTTTAATGCCTATTGGCATAATTTAAAGGTCGTTATTAGTTTTTGTTTTGGTGGTGACAGTAGTTTGTCAGTGGTTGATTTTTTTGTCTGAACCGGGATTGGATTTATCAGATTTTTTTGGATTTTGATTTGCAGGGTTTTGAATTCTGTTAATCCTTGAATTCTGTAAATTCTGATTCTGACGATTGAACTATACAAATATCGGAACAATAGTTTAATGCGATGGTGACAGTAGTTTGTCAGTAGTTGAATTTTTTTCTGAACCGGGATTTTTCAGATTTACCAGATTTTTTTGGATTTTGATTTCAGGGTTTGGAAATTCTGCTAATCCTTGAATTCTGTAAATTCTGATTCAGACGATTGAACTATACAAATATCGCAACAATACTTTAACGCGATGGTGACACTACTTTGTCAGTGGTTGAATTTTTTTCTGAACCGGGATTTTTCGGATTTATTAGATTTTTTTTGGATTTTGATTTGCGGGGTTTCAAATTCTGCTAATTCTTGAATTCTGTAAATTCTGATTCTGACAACTACCTCCCGCAACTGATCATTCCGTAAAGCAATTCAACGCCCGCCAAATAGTACGCTCATCCTTGCCAAATTTTACTTCGGCTTCCAGCACTGCCTGGTTCTTGGTGATATCACGGATCTGCATCTGCGCGTGAATCCAAAGGTAAATTTCGCGGTAGGTAAAAATCTTTGTAGTGATGAACCCGGCCTTGTACATGGCCGAAAATACGCCATCGTCAAATAATGTGTTTGCTGTTTTAATGTTCATGAGTTTAGTATCAAGTAGTTAGTATCAAGTATCAAGACAGGTTTTTGGTTGTCAAGTAGTTAGTTTACCAGGATATGACCGCCAGGAATAGGAGAGTAAGTATCTTTTGGGGTAGACGTAATTTAAGTATCCGCATAACAAAAAAATCTTGCTACTTGATACTAACTACTTGCTACTATAAGTTAACCCTATCCACCGTTTGTGCCAGTATATTTTGCTGGTTGTTAACGTCTTTCACGTCCACATAAATAGGGGGGAAGTTGTTGATCATCTGGTAGGCTACGGTGTTGGCCAGTTCTTTTACATCATTTACCGGTTGGTTATAGTAGCGGTTGGCATTGCCGCCGTCGGTAAATATGCCGCCGATGGCGTAGCCGTTACCTGGGTTTGGTGCCGAGAAATCGCGGCCGCCGTGGGCTACGTTAATGGCGCTCACCAGGTTACGGGCCCAGGGGTTGCGCATGGCTTCGGATACCACCACCGCCTCGCCCGAGCGCAGGTAGGCGTTGGTATTATCTGTACGGCTGTAACCTGGTAATAAAGCTCCCCGGCCATCAGATACAAACTGGCCGCCCCTGGCAAATTGTGGTGGCTTTTGCGATGCTATAGTGGCTATCTGTATGGCAGTCATGGCTACATCAGCTGCTATGAAAGGTATAGCAGCGGGCAGGGCCATGGTCGACAATGTTTTTGTAACGGCAATCGCCCCATTGATAAGCGCCTGCGCTATTTGCAATTTTTGTTCGGCCTTAAAGGCTTTTACTTTTTCGTCGTTTTCTTTCTTTTTGTACTTAGCCTCGATGGCTGCTTTTTGGCTTTTGGTGAGGTTGGTATTGCTTAATTCTTTGGCCTTATCGCTTTCCAGCCCTTTTATTTTGGCTTCGCTGGATGATTTGATGCTGTTGCTGATGAGGGAAAAAGCCTTGCTGGATATTTCCTGGGCAGCCTGAATGGCAAATGCCTTACGCTGTTCTTCTGATTTTTTGGTTGCTTCGGTAATTTTTTCCTGGTACTCGAGCCTTAGGGCGGCGGTATCCTTACCTGCTTCAGCTGCCTTTTGTATCTCGAAGTTGTATTTGTCTGTTATCAGTTTTTTTTCGGCTTCCAATTTGTTCCAGGGCAGAATGGCTTTGTCAACATCGTGTTGGTCTTTGGCTAATAGCTCTTTTTGCTGCTGAGCCTCTACCAGGTCTTTTTGCTGCTTTTGAACTTTTTCCAGGTCTTCGGCATTCATTCGTTTAATGATCTCGCCAACGCCAACATGATATTTTTCTTCCAGTTGAGTACTTTCCTGTTGGTATTGTTCCTGGTTGATGAGTTTGCTATCATACAAACGTTTTAAAGTTGCCTGTTCTTCGGTATAACTATTGTGTTGCAGTTCAGCCTTTTTGGCTAAGCCATTGGCTGTGGCCTGCATTTGTTTGATGAGGGAATCCTGATACGCTTTTTCCCGTGCTTCTAACTGCTCTTTTGTGGGATCTTTTTTATTTTTCTTTTTTTTATCTGTTGCCTTTAATTCAATTACAGCGTAATTGCTCAGCGTTTTGTTGATAGCTCTAATCCGGTTTATGATGGGTTTTGATTTTGTTTCAAAATCCTTTGTCCCAGCTTCTAACTTATTTAAAGCAAGTTGCTGGTTAGCAAGCTCGGTTTCCCAATAGGATTTATCCTTTGCCTGGTTGAGGTTTGGTTTTGGAGCATATTTAATTAGCGATTGGGCAAGGGTATCGTCAAGCTTTTTTATTTGGGCAAGGATTTTTTTGTCTTTTTCCGCGACGGTACTAAAGTTTTCATAAGCATCATCGATTGAGTTGGTGACAATATATGTACCCGTACTTCCAACTCCCCCAGGAGTGGTCTGGCTATACCCGCTTTGTTTGTTTTTCTTTTTTCCCGTTTTATAAGCGTCTTCTTCTGCCTTAGCTTTCGTATATTCATCTTTCAGTTCCAGGCGTTGCTTTACATACTCCGTTCGTTTGGCCTGTACTGCCTCCTCCATTGCTTTGCGGTTTAAAGAATTGATATATTCGTCTATCAACTGTTTACCTTCTTTAGTTTTAAGGTTTTCGAGCGTTAGATTATTTAAATACTCCGGCGAGAGGTCATTGAGCTTTTTCAGCGCTTCTGCACGTGTCTGTTTTGCCTGGTTTTCATCGTTAGCGATGTTTAAAAGCATACTTAGTTGCGAAACTTCGCCCGATACGTTGTCGATATACGATGCCATCACCTCTTTGTAATCCTTTAAAGCCTGGGCCGCTTCTTTCGTTTTATCAGACTGGAACATATTCCCTAAAAAATCTAAGATATCGGGGCCATATGTGGTTATAATGGTAAAGGCAGCAGACAAAATTCCCTGCCAGCCTTTAAAAGCATCCGTTGCAATGTCGATAATATCGTTAAAGCTCTTAAAGGTATCTACCAGATCTTTTACGGTAGTTTTGATTTTGGTTCCCCAGTTAACGGATTCTTTATTTTGCGTGTTGTATTTTAAAACCTCCTTGTTAAGGTTATTTATAGCGCCGCTTAAATTATCGAAAGCAGCTTTATATTCAGGAATTTGCCTAAGGCTATCGGCATTGATATTTATATCAACGTTAATTTTTTGATCTGACATTATTTTATGTTTTAAATGCTATTTGGCATATTTTCAACTCAATAAAAAGCGAATGCTTTTTATTGAGTTGAAAATGTTTTGAGTTCTTTTGACGATACTGACGGGGGATACATGTAGATATTATCGTTGGCTAAGGTATAGGTTTGTGGTAATTGTATTGGCCGCTTGTACTCAGCATCTTCGACATGAAAAACTTTTTTGTTGGGCTTAATAACATACATCATAGTCAAAAAGATCTCGCCCTCCGGACTTTTAACGTTTACGAAACTGGTTTTAACAAATGTACCTATGAACGCCGACTTTTGTTTGATCATATCCTGCCTGTCAAAAGTAATATTAAAAGGTTTTGCGAATGATTGTAAAGTTGTATCCATACCTTTTATAAGATCCCTTTTCATATATTCTCCTACATTCATTGTATCAATATCACTTCGCTTTGAAGGGCGGATAAGCCGAAACGCCGAGAAACCATCTACGTGGACATCGAACATCGACTTTGATATGTATACTTTATCACCTTCGTTAAAATGATCGGCAGTGAAAATGTAATAATATCCTAAGGTTACTAAATTCCAATTAAGGGTAACCAGACATGATAGCAATAAAGCGATCCCGCCTGCAATGATCCAGCCTCTGCTCCGGCGTGGTTTCTTTTTCGTTAGTTCTGATTCTTTATCGGTATTCATGTGCATATAAGTTTTCAGTTTTGTTGCTGAATATAAAAGGTTGAAATGTATTCTTCACTTTTGCTCAAAAGTGATACTTGATTTTTTTTTGCCTTGGTTAATTGATGTTTTGCTAATTTTATTGGTAAAAATAATAAACAGAAGTATCAATTGCAAATTTGATTTATTGGTTATAAAATAAAAAACAAAGCAGAACTGGTACGGTGAAAACACCGACCAGAGGCTGAATCGCATAAAAGCAATTTGTTTCAGAAACCTGGCCGAATACTTTACTATTGAATTTGAATTCTCGATCAGCCTGAAAACATCAACCAGTAGTATAATGCAAAACGACATACAGATACAACTCAATTATTAAAAAAAAAGCTATTTTAACATTTTCACTAACACTTACCCTAATTATCATGATAATATTAAAGTCATCGGTATTTTCCAGCGCCGATAAACTCACTCAATTTATAAATGAGAATAACATCAAAAAAGAAGATATTTTATCTATTACTAATATTTTTACAAACGTTAGTAGTGATCGATATACCCTCTTTTTCTATTCAGATTCAGCGACTGAAATGATAACCCATGGGTGGTTCTCTTAAACGTAAGGCATCACCCAAGCTTCACCAGCTCCACCTTAGTTGGCTGGCCTTTGCGCCAGCTGTCAATTTTGTTAATGTAGTAATAACAGCTATCCTGCTCGAGGTAAATGGGTATCAGCAAGTCAAGATCCAGGATGTCGCGCGGTGTAAGTAAAAAATAGCGCACTACCTTTTTGGTTTGCTGTAGTATTTTTTCCAGTTCGGGATAATACAGGGTTTTTAAACCCGGCAGCATTTTGCCCTGGCCGTTGCCCGGCATATCGGCAAAGCATAGGTTGTGTTCGCCGTCGAGCTTGTAAAAATAGGGGGCCGATACATAATCGTTCACAAACATATCATTGGCTGCATCACCATCGGTAAATTTGATGGTTTTGCCCGCCAGCGGCAGTTTATTATCTATCAATATCCGGGGTGTAACGCCAATGCTGAAACTGTTATCGTCGGCTGTATCGTCAATCATTTTTATCTGGGCAACGGTGCCGCCAATATAAGGCCGGTTAAGGGTAGGGGCAAACTGGCTTTCAAACAAATCGGCTGTGGCGGGCAGGGTTTTGTCGGCTACTTTTATCTGCGCGTCGGCAAAGCTTTTGGGCAGTACATTATCGTCGGTTTTGTATTTCATGTTGTTTACCTGCGCATAGCCGCCCAGCTGGAAGCTTACGGTTTTGCCCTGGTCGAGGCATTTGCTTGTCCAGTTTTTGGCGTTGGGAATATTGCCAACAATATCCTTAAAGGATGCGAAATTAATGGTACGGGTGGTATTATCGGTTTGGCAGATAACGCCAAATCGCTGTAAGGTATCTTTCAGCAGGTCTTTCTGGCTGATATCCGGAAAAATACGCTCGCATTGCACGTCCTGGCCGTAAAGTACTTTTTGGTTTTGAACTGCTACTTCAAATTTAGCCCCGGCATATAGAGTAAAATCGTAAGGGGCGGCGCCGTGGAAATCATATTCTACCGAAAGTTGTTGACCCTCGGCCAGTTCAATATCTGGCGCTGTGATAACCGTTCCCGTGTAGGTTTTGCTAACTTTTAGGCCTTTGCCGCTGGTATTATGATCGTACTCATCAAATCCGTCGCTAAAGTCGAATTTCTTTATTCCCATGGTAATTCTTTCCTGGCCAGGCGTATCTAAAACAATGCTGATCTCAACATCGCTTTTATTATCGCCGCCGCTGCCGTGAAAATGAAATGTTGGGATGGTGAGTGTAGCATCAACCGTAATGGTTTCCCGGGCGGTGTACTTTCCGTTGATATAATGATTGTTGGGGTCTGATTGCAGGTTTGGAAATATAATGGGGCCGCCAGGTTCCTCCCCTGAATTTTTCTTCCTCGACACAAAAATGTCCATTCCGTTGTAATAGCTGATTCCGTTGGTTGCCGGCTGATTTTGGTAATCACTGCCATGGTCAAAATTATCATTGCTAAACTGCGCTATCAGCAGCGGGTAAACCGGGTTTTTAAGTAACGAGCCCGTTGCCTTATACCCGTTACTCGCCAGCATCAAATCGATAGCTGTTTTTATAAAAAAGCCCGGCCTTAACTGGCGTACATTGATTTCGTTATCGTTGGTAACCTTGTAAACCAGGCTGCCATAATCAACAACGGGCCAAATCCAGCCATCTGTTTTTACCTGCGATTTTGCCGCATTTTCTACCGTCCATTTGTGCTGAAATGGTTTAAATGGCTGTTTTGCGCCATAAGGTGTAGTGCTATCGCCCATATCATACATTTTACCTTCAATAGCATCAAAAAAATCAACATTGCCGCTTAGCACGGTTATGCTGGCTGTATTTTGTTCGATGGTGTTTAACTGGGCAATACCGTAAGGCACAATCTCTAACCCATCCTGTATAATGCGGGCATCGTAGTAACTGTAGGGCAGGGCAGTAGTAAAGGCTACATCATCCGGGAAGCCCAATATTTGCCGGTTGCGCTGGGTAAGCGGCAACTTAAACTGGTTGCTGGTATTGCCCTGCTGGTTTTTAACCTCGGCGAGGTTGTTGATCTGGAAGGTAAGCGCGATGGGGCTGTCATCGCTCAGATCAACCTGCTGGTCATTAATATATAGTTGTAAGTCGTTCATATTTATTAGTCATTGTCGCTGCGCTGTCATTGGTCATTGTCGCTGCGCTTGTCATTGGTCATTGTCGCTGCGCTTGTCATTATCGCTGCGCTTGTCATTGGTCATTGTTGCTGCGCTTGTCATTGGTCATTGTTGCTGCGCTTGTCATTGGTCATTATCGCTACGCTTGTCATTGGTCATTATCGCTGCGCTTGTCATTGGTCATTTCGCTTCGCTTGTCATTGGTCATTCGCTTCGCTTGTCATTTCGCTTCGCTGTCATTGGATGATTTGCAAGGCAAAGTAAATCCGAAATCGAACATCCGAAATCCCAAATCCTATTGCGTTTGTATATTGATAGACGGCATATTAAACGTGGTGCTAAATGGGGCCTGGCCATTGCGGGTTTCGTACTCACTGAAGGTGGCGGTGTTGATGACGATGGTTTGCCACTTAACCGGGTTTTTGTTAACCAGCATTTGTACTTTGGGCGAGTACTTGATGGATTGGAGGCCTTTGATATCAGCTACCGACAGGTCTTCGGCCATCACCTTCATTTTTTGGCCAGCTGTTTTGCTGATTACTTCTTCAATACCCTGCTGGTTTTCCCAGTCGTGTACGTAGTTTTTGATGATGGTGGCATTTTGCACATCAAGGCTAAGCTCCTGGTTAAAAACAAAACGGTAATAGTTAAAGGATCCACTCAGTCCTATCCAGCGCAGGTAAACCGACTGGTCGTCAACCGCATCGTCTATCCTTATTGTTTGTGTTTGGGTAACGGTATGTGTGCCATGCTCATCGTCATATTTAAGGGTGAGGTTAAAGTAAAACGCCTCGCGCGGGAAGCTATTATCAATCATCAACCGGTTTAAGCCTAACTGGCCGGGGACAGGGAAGCTTACCTGGTTTTGCCCGGCAATAATGTATTTGCTGCCATCCTGGTTTAGTAGCCAGGAGCCATCTTCGTTAAGCAGGCTACTTACCTCGGTTTCGCCGGCTAAGGGCTGGCGGTTAATATTTAGCAAAGTTATTTCGCAATATAATTGCCGGCCAAGCATCTCTTCGCTGTAAATAAAACCAATATCAAAAGGGTAGCCTATGGAATAGGCCGGTTCGTTAAAGTCGGTTATCCAGCGGGCGCGTTGGGCGGGGTTAGTTACATTGACAAAGGGAACAAATGCAGCCAGGTTACCACCATGTTGTTCGCCTAATTGCTTTGCCGCGTAAACCACGTAATAAGGGTTCACAAGGTTTACATATTCCGAGGTATGGCCTTCGGATGTGCCATCGTCCCAGTGCTGGGCATATTGTATTTGGTAGCTGGCGCTCAGGTTGTCGTCGCGATGATTGGTTTGGGTATAATCGCTGTTATCGGCGGGTAATAAAAGGCTTTGCAAAAAGTTGGATAGGTCGGCCTTTACCAGCCCCGTTCCATCGGGGCGGTTGTTTGAGGTGATGGTTTCCTGGCGACCGGTGAGTTTATCTATGTAGGTTATTTGGGTAGTTACCTTGTAATAGGGCCGCAAATTGTTAATGTTGATAAAACCCGTTGCATCGCCAACAAATGGCGTTTTAATCACCAATTGGTTATACGTATAGGGTTTTACTATTTCGTAAACACCTTTGTAAGAGCCGGCGTTTATGTAAACTTTATCGCCGGTTTTTACCAGGGAGTCACCGGCCAGGTTGGTGAGGTTTGTGTTTAACGTGACGCAGGCGTAGCCGGCTTCGTAATTAGCAGTAACGGCCGATACGCTAAAGTCTTTACGCTGATAGGTGAACACCACGGGATTAAATGCCGCGTTCCAGCGGGAGGTATTGCCGCCGATGGTTACCGATGGATCATTAATCAGCAAGTCGGATAGGGTAGGGATGTTTACTGAGCCATTAGCTGTACAGCCCAAACTGTTGGCATCTTTAACGACTACCGAAAGTATGCCACCGCTGAGGTTTGAGAATGTAGCCGAAGCCTGCCACGTATCGCCAAAGTCGATACTGTACAGGATAGGGCCATAGGTTGACGATGCATTAACCGTCACCTGGGCGTCGGCTGCCCCGGGCGCCGATTCGGGCTTATCTATGTGGATAAAATTGATCTTCAGGTCGCAAGTGTTTACCGGTGGCTCCGGATCGGGCACGGTGCCCAGCTGCGGCGTGCTGAAAGTAACAAAATAACCGGTTATTTTATCGGCAATAAGGCCCGAGAATATTTTAATGCTTTGCCCTGGTATGGTTACCGATCGTGTGGAAATGTTGCCATTAATATTCTGGGTAAAGGTTACAACAACGTTGTTGCCGTTTACGGGCTGGTTAGTTTCAGAATCGGTTAAAAAAATGTGCCCGTCGCCATAAACCTGGTCTTCGCTGGGGCTGGTTGTGTTGGTAATGGTGATGTTTGCTACTATAGCCATATTTTTATTGTTTTGATTTTTAGGTGGTCAAAAGTTGGCTTAAAATGTATCGTAGTACATGGTTGGCAGGGTGATGGTTAATCCGACACCTGTAGTATTTACATCAAACTTATTATATACCGGTAGGCATTTTGCCTTGATGCCAGCCTTGATGCGGAAGTACCTGCCTTCGCCTTCGCGATACTTTGATGCTTTTACTATAAACTGGTTGGCCATTTGCAGCGCCTGCTGCACAAAGGTTTCATTATCAGCAGTAAACTGCCCGAAATCTGTTTTGAACAAAAATTCAAGATAGATGGTAAAAGTGTTATCAACAGATCCGTTTACCTGTGGCGATACCTCGATGGGCTGCAGCGGGTACATAAACACACACGGAAAAATTTTATCATCTGCCAGGGTGTTTAATTCGTTTTGGGTACCGTAGGCAAATGTTGGGCCGCCGGTTAATGATTGTACGATGGTTTCTATTTGGTTACGCATGGAGGCAATTATTGAATTAGTGATTTAGTGAATTATTGATTTTAAAGTAATTTGCGAGTGAGATTATGTTAAACCAAAGAGTTTAAGACTCAAAACTCAGAACTTAAGACTCCCGACTGATTTCGCCGTACCTTTTCTGGTATTCTGCTTCGGTTTTGTTGAGCAGGAGTTTGGTGAGTACCCTTTCGTAGGGCATGTTCAGGATAGTATCCCATTTGGTGATATCGCCATCGGCAAGGGCATTTATGGTGTTGATGTATTTAAATTTTTCGAACGATTGTATGCCAGCCCGTTTTTCCAAAATTGTTGCAGGCGATGCCAGAAGTTTGTTTTCGGTTTCGATAAGCTGGGATAACAGTAAAAAAAATGCTTTGAGATGGGCAGTGCCTCCGTTACCCGCATGTTTTTTATATGGTTGCTAAATTCTTCGGCCTGGTATTCGTTATAGGGTTTGCCTGTTGCCCGGCAATAAAAATAGTGGGCCAGTACCTGGCAACAGGCGTTTAATGATGGGTTAAAGTTTTCTTTCCAGTCCTCTTCGCCAAATTTTTTAATGTGGTTGTTTACCTCATCGGCAATAATTTCCCGTGCGGCCATAAAAGCGCCTGCCGGCTCAACCGATAAGTTATCTAACACCTTTACCGTTTTTGGCCGGTTTTCGCCGGGCAGCAGGAAACTAATCTGTTTGGGTATCACGTCGCTGTTGTACAGATATTTGATCTGGTAAGCCAATGCCAGTACGCTATCAGTAAAAACAAGAAAATCATTGGCATCTTTTACCTGCTGAAGCTCGCTGACGGGTATGCCCGATAAAATGCTGATGGCTTCAATATCATTTAAGTTTGGTTTGGCCTGCATGGCCATCATTTGCCCAAGCGTGACATCGCTTAATTGAGTGGGGATTTTGATGGGCAGTTTGCCCGTAGTTGTTTTTAGTGTTTTTTCTATCATAATGAGCCCCCCGGCCCCCTGAAGGGGGAGTTTTTGATTGGTTAATTTACAGGGATAGTGTTATTGGTTAGCCCCCTGAAGGAGGTGTTTTAATGGTCGGTTAAAAACGTGAGCCGATTAGTTCATCAAACATGCTGCGGCTGGTTATTTTAGGGTTATACGGCAGCCTCGATCTTAATTTGTTGTCGCGGTTGTTTATTGCCAGTTTATTTAAAGCCACATATCTTAGGGCATCTATCAAGTGGTTGTAGGAATCTACAGCTTCGTTGATGGTTTTGCCGCTGCGGTCAACACGCCATTTATAGCGGTCGAGCTCCTTGCGCAGGTTGACGCTGGCGCGGGTTACGTTTATTTTATACCGTTTAAGTATATCAATAGAATTATTGATACTGTCGGCGCCTTTTTTTGCCCCGGTGATGTACCAGCCCATGCGCTTAAATTCTTCTATCGATTTTGGCTCGGCGCTATCGGCAATAATCTCGGTTTTAAGGCTCAGGCCTTCGGCTTTTAGCCTGGTGGCTATATCGGTATTGGTGAGCCCGGTTTGGTATATCAATTCGTGTATCCATAGCTCGCCATTTTGCAGGTAAACCTGCAGGCAGGTGGTTGGGTCGTTGGTAAAACCAAAATCCAGGCCGGTGGCAATTAACCTGGCTTCGGGCGGAATTTGTTCGCAAACATACCAGTTGGGGAATATGAGCCCGGATATTTTACCGGTAAGGCCCCGGGCATACACTTTCCATAATTCGATATCCTCGGCTTTTAACGATTCTATTTTGGCCCTGACAGTATCATCCAAAAAGGGGTTATGCCTGTGATCGGATATGATGGTTTGCACTCCCGGCCTGCCTATTACCTGTTCATGTACCCAAAAGGTGCTGTTGGGGTTATAATCTATATAAATACGTTTGCGGGTGCGCAAGGCCAGCTCGGCATAGACCGCGTAGCTTATGCCATTGGCTTCGTTTATAAACAGGTAATCGCGCTTGCCCGATTTGGCGTCCTGCGGATCGGCATAGCTTTTAAATTCGATTAAAGTGCCGTTATGGAACTCAAATATCCGGTCGCTTTTATTATAGCTTTTTACCGCTGTTTGTAACACAACCGAGCTATTGTAAATACTTAACGCATCGCGCAGCACGCCTGCTTTTAAGTTGGGAATATCCTGGCCTACTATGGTTATAACCTGTTTTGGCGCCTGGCAAGCTATACAAAACAGCACCTGCCCAATGGCGTAGGTTTTACCCGAGCTTGTGCCGCCCTGGTTTACCACAACATGGGCATCGGTATTGTAATTTTGCCCAAACAGGATAGATACTTCAAATTTGGGGTCATTGGTTAATTGGTCATTAGTCATTTCGCTACGCTGTCATTGGTCATTGGTCATTTCGCTGTGCTGTCATTGGTCATTGAATGGCGGGCAATCAATTTTCAAATTTTCAAATCCTCAAATTTTCAAATTCGAAAAATCCTCAAATTAAAACATCCACTTCCTTTTCGGTAGATGCAGGTTTCGGGCCGGTGCTGGTCATCTCGACTTTGAGGGTTTTGTGGGTTTCGGTTGATGTTTTAGTTGCTCCTGGCTTGTCATTCCAGCCCATGCTTTTCAGTGCGAATATGGTAGCGGTTGGTTTTTCAAAAAGTAATTGCTGGTATGCGGCTTCAATACGCAATCGGGCATGTTTAAAAGGCCTTGAATATTTTCGCATCTCTTCATATTGCTTAAAATCTATCATACTATCAAACCCAAGGAATAAAGCCAGGCTGCTAATGGTAGGGAATTCTGGCTCACGGCTATAAATTTTCTGAATTGGTTTTGCTGAGCGTCCTTTTGGCTGCGTTAATTCATACTCTCCTTTAATGTATAAAAAATAATCGTCTATCAACTCGCCCAACTGTTGGGCGTTTTTGAATTTATAAGAAGTTTTCAT